ATCAGGTATTCAACTTTCTTGTAGGGACAACGTAGGGGGTGTGGCGACAGCCTACATCACTGACTTTACGAACATCGCTTCAATAACAAAGAATACTGGTGATACAATCACACAAATTTCTGGTTCAGGAACTTTCTATGAATTCCAATTGATTAGAACAAGTTCACAATATACTGAGACTGTAAATGCTTCATTGGAAAATGGAACAGTATTTTACACACAGGAACTTGTAACATATTTTGCTAAGTTATCTCAGGATAAGAGAAACATCTTAAAAACATTGGCTCAATCTCCAAGATTAGCTGTGGTTATCGTAGATAACAACGGAGATAGTTTTTACTTAGGAGAAACTTACGGAATGTTTGTATCAGCAGGTACATCAGTAACAGGAAAAGCATTAGGTGACGCGAACGGATATAACATCACGTTCCAAGCACTTGAACCAAATCCTATGAATGAATTGTCAGGAACTCTTGCATCAGTTGCATCAGGTATCGCAGTTCAATAATCTATTTCAAATTAACATGGGGGAATGTAATGTTCCCCCAATGTTATATTTATTACTATGATATTACTTAAAACAAATCAGGTTAATACAATGGTTGTAACTGTATCACAGAATGCAACAATTGCAAATCCTGAGTGGTTATTTTCTTTTACTCATATCTTCTCAAAAAAACAAGTAAGATTTATTCCAACAGATATCTCATCACATAAAGTGAGGTACGATGAATTTATATTTACTGAAGGACAAGGTGTTGGTGAGATTGCTTTTCCATATGAAGGCCAGTATAACTACAGCATCAGTCAGCAACCACAAGGTTCAGGTAATCTCAATCCTGCGTTAGCACAAGGAATAATTGAAACAGGAACAGCATTATTGGTAGCACAATCTGCAACAACTGCTAACGATTATTTTGTTGAGTATGTTTCTGATGATGAGTTTAATTCAAACTACATTTTTGCACCAGGTGAATTAAACCCACCAGCGGTAACTCCAACAACCACTGCAACAAATACACCTACTCCAACAAATACTCCAACAAATACAATTACTCCGACTAACACTCCGACTAATACATCAACACCTACACAAACACCTACACAAACATCAACATCAACACAAACGCCAACTAATACACAAACCCCAACGACTACAACAACATTAACCGCAACAGAGACTCAAACTCCAACTCAAACACCTACTCAAACACAGACTCCAACAACTACAACAACATTGACCGCAACACAAACCCCAACACCTACACAAACACCTACTCAAACACAGACTCCAACAACTACTACAACATTAACCGCAACAGAGACACAAACTCCTACACCTACACAAACTCCAACGCCTACAACTACAACAACATTAACCGCAACAGAGACACAAACTCCTACACCTACACAAACACAAACCCCGACTAATACTGCGAGTCAAACACAGACTCCTACACCAAGTATTACCGCAAGTCAAACACAGACTCCTACACCAAGTATAACTGCAAGTCAGACACAGACCCCTACACAGACACAAACTCCGACTAATACTGCAAGTCAGACACAGACCCCTACACCAAGTATTACTGCGAGTCAGACACAAACACCAACTCAGACACAAACACCAACAACAACATTAACTTTAACTCCAACTAATACTTCAACTCAGACACCAACACCTACTCAAACTCAAACAATGACTCCGAGTAGACCTGCAAGTGGAACAACAGAAGCACAAACTTATTTAACAGCAGTTGTTAACGCAGGTGGAACAGGAATTACTTCAACAGTATCTGCGGCAACAATAACATTATTTACATCATTAGTTTCTAATGGTCTCTATGATAAGATGTTAGCGTTCTATCCTATGTTAGGTGGTAATAGTTCAGGTTGTAAGTTTAACGGTAAAAATCCTGTTGATACCAACGGAGGATATAGATTGGTATTCAATGGTGGATGGACATTCAACTCATCAGGTATAACATCCAATGGAACGAATGCATACGCAGATACCTTCTTATCGGGTGGAACAATTACAGCAGGAGATAACCACTTATCAGTTTATATGTTAAATGAAAATGTATTTACTGGAACAGGTAAAAACTGGATTGGTGTTTCACAACCAGGTGGTGTTGGTGTATACTTCTCAATAGGTCAAGAAGGAACACCAAGATATTTCTATGGTCCTAAAATAAATGGTGGTATTACTTCATCAGGAGTTCCATTATCTCAAGGATTTACAATTATTACAACAACAGGTTCATCACAACAAAATCTTTATAGAAATGGTATTGTTAGACAAACAGCAAGTGGTGCAGGAAGTGGAACAATAAATACATCGGTTGTAATTGGAGCGTTGAATAATAACAATTCAATCATACAATACTACGATAATACATACTCATTCGCAACAATAGGTTTAGGTTTAAGTGATACACAACAATCAACATTATCAACAATAATAAACACATTCCAAACAACTCTTGGAAGAAACACATATTAATATGGAACAAACAACACAATATGTCGCGATAATTACTATCAATCAAAAAGATAGTTTAATGGGAGAATTGGTTTGTCCTGATGTTTATTTTAATCCAACAATGGATGTTAACGAACAATGGTTTATATCTGACGATGAAATTAACACATCAATATACCCACAACATGAGTGGATTAAAGATTTAACTTTATCTGTATATGCAGGTCCTTATATCCCACCACCAACACCATCAGGAGATACCATGAGTATCTCAGGTCAAACAACACCATAAGGCTATGATTGAGGAGAAAAAAACTTATATTTAATAATATGGAAGAACAAAAAAATAATATATTCGTTCATGAGTTTCAAGTTGCTCGTGTTCCAATCATTGAAGAACAGACAGGACTGAATCATAGAACGCCATGGGTATTTTGGGGTATCGCAAACTTAGCACCTCAAGAATTAATTCGTTTATATCAATCATCACCAACACATGGTACTTGTGTCCGTTCAAAACACTTAGGTGTTAGAGGTGAAGATTTAATTATCAAGGGTGGTGACAATGGAAGACTTCAAATGGCTAACTCACTTGGAGATAGCATTTATGATATTTGGAATAAGGCTTGTTTGGATTTTATTTTATACGGTCAATTCGCCTTGAACATTGTATGGCGTAGAGATAGAGACCAAGGCTTTGAAATCTATTCAATGGATACATCAAAGTTAAGAGCCGAAAGAAGTGACATCAATGACCATGTAAACAATTATTATTATTGTGCTGATTGGGCATTGTATAGAAAATTCCCACCAAGAAAACTTCCATCATTCAATGTGGTATCAGAAGAACCATCACAAGTGTTTATGTATGTTCCTCACACACCAGGTCAGGAGTATTATTCAATGCCTTCATATTGGAATTCAGCAACAGCAATCGCAACAGAAGTAGAGGTATACAATTGGTGGCATTCAAATATTATCAATGGCTTAAATCCCAGCCTTTTTGTTTCACTCAACTCAGGAATTCCTGGTCCTGAGGAGCGTCAACAGATATTTGAAACCTTATCTGCCAAGTATTCAAGTTCCAATAATCCAGGCAAATTACTATTAACGTTTGCCAATAACAAAGACGAGGCTCCTGAAATTACAACCATTGCACCGAATGGTTCTGATAAAATGTGGATTGAAATGAACTCAGCCGTTCAACAAGCGATTTTAAGTTCGCATCAGATTAACCCCGAATTGGTCGGCATTATGACACCTGGTGCTCTTGGGACTTCTGACTTCTTAGAAAAACAGGACCATTTTGATTGCCTTGTCGTGGCTCCTGTGGTTAATGAATTGAAAAAAGTATTTGAAAAATTATTAACTCTTAGAGATAAAGTTCCAACAGAACTTGAAGTAACACCATTCAGAATGGTTACAATCCCTGACGCAGCACCTGTTGAAACAGTGAACGTAAATAAAGATGTTACAGATAAAACAAAAGAAACAATAATATAAAATGAGTCAAGCAATCGTACCTCAAAATGTGTTGATGATATCGGAGAACGTTCTAAAATCGTTCAGCGACATAGACCCCAACGTTACAAGTTCAGTACTATTACCATTCGTATCATTAAGTCAACAACTTACACTTGAATATATCATAGGCCGTCCCTACTACGTTCAGTTACTACAACAAATCGCAGATAATTCTATCACTGGTGATACAACAAATTTTAATTTCTTAAATTACTTCTGCAAACCGTTACTCATATGGGATTCGTACAAGTTGGCATTGCCAAGTATATGGATGAGAATACGTAATAATGGAATTGTTAACACAGAAAATTCTGTTAGTGTTAAAGAAATGGAATGGCAACAAGCGAGAGCTGATTCCACATCTCAATTTTTCCAAGAAAGAATGAGACAGGAGATTATTTTTAATTCACAATTTTATCCATTGTGTTTCAACTTCACCAGTTCACAAGGTTTATTTCCTCATCTTACGAAAAATTATAATATGAATATTCATTTACCAAATGGACATGGAGATAATTATGGAATGATAAACGGATGGCAAAGAAGTGGTATCGGATATTATTCTGGTCCTGAG